ATTTCTTTACTGGTTCTGGTAAATTGTTTAAAAACTTTAATAGTTTAGTTATAATATTAATGAACTTAGTTCCTATTGTTAAGAAGTCTTCACCTAATGTTGATAATTCGGCCTTTAAAGACTCTATAGCCCTCTTATATTGTCCAGATGCAGATTCAGTTACGGCTGCTAATTCTCGGCCCGCTACAGCCTCCAGATCCCCAGCACTGGCCTTCATAAGATCCATTACCTGGAGCGTTTGGCTACCCTGTCTTCCTAAGTTGTTAAATAAAGCATTAAGTCTTGAAAATTGAAATTTACCAAATAATTGTTCAATTGCTTGCTGCTTTTGCAGTGGGTCAAGTTTATCTAATGCAGATTGCATTTCCAAAATCATGCCAGTTGTATTACCAGCATTTCTTTGAACCATTCCTAAAATATCTATTCCCCAATTACTAAACTTAGCAACCGCCACATCTGTTGGGTTAATTAAAGAAGCAAGACCAGACTTTAATGCGTTAGCTCCTTCTGATGCAGATATTCCACCTTCACGCATAGCTGTAAGGTATAGAGCTAAATCTTGAACGCTTCCACCTAATCCTTTAATAACTGGACCAGCTTTGGGAATTGCTTCTACTAAATCATTTAGAGTTGTTGAAGTTTGGTTTTCAACTGCGTTTAAAAAGTTAATTGATTCAGATAGTTCATCTGTATTTTGTTTAAAGGCAGTTTGAATTGCCAGAGTGGCCTTCATCGCCTCTGCTCTATCTACTTCTCCAAGTACGGCTAATCGAGTTGTTTCTCTTAATGAGCCCATCAGTTCGTTGCCCTGCTTACCTGTTGCGGCAATATCAGCGGCTAATGAAATAGTTTCTTTATAATTTACGCCTAATGCAGCAGACAATTCTTTAGATGTTGCAATAATATCTCTTCTTACTTTTGTAAGTTCATCAGCTGTTGCGCCGCCTATATCTCCATACACCTTAGATAATCTTGTTAACTCTTGGTCTGCTTCTCTAAATGCTTTGGCTGCTGCCGCACCAAAACCTGCTATAGGGACAGTCAATCCAACTGTTAACTGACGACCAGCCCACTGAGTATTTTTACCCCAATTAATTAATGCTGTGGCTCCTTCATTAATTGCACGATTCATAATCTGCAATTCCATACGAGCTAAGTTTGCTTTATTTTTTACTAAATCTAAACCTCTTGGAATATGTACATTGTATTGCATTAAGCCTTGAGCATTTCTACCCAATGGCTGCATAACTGCATTTTGTAACATTACTTGCTGCTTAGCAAGGTCTCTAATTAATCCGCCACTTTGTTTTGCATGCTGATTAAAAGCACTATAATAATCTCTTAATTTTAATCTTCCAGAGTCTAAGCCTTTTCCAAATCTTTCTACATCGGAATGTAGTGTTACGAAATGAGACGCAAACTGTCCAGTACTTCGTAACGTTTCTCCGAATGAGTTATTGATAACCTTTATTTGTGAAGCAACTGATTTTCCAGCTGATGAAAGGTTTTGTTGTAATTGTTGTAGGCTGGCAGTAGCCCTGTGCACTTCCGTGACAAGGCTTGAAAGATCAGCTTTCGCAACTATATTAGTTACAATCTGATCATCGGCCATTTGCTACCCCTTGGAGTATCCCAATCCCATTCCGATTCCGAATCCAGCTTCTGAGGCGAACGATCCTTGCAGACTAACTACATCATCTGCTGATGCGTTAATCCCAAGTGCTCTCCGCTTGACATCGTCGAACGTAGGACCTGATTTTTCTGCTTCATCGTCCATCGGTATTCCCTTTAGAGATGCTGCAAACTTTCTCTGGTTGTGCTCTTTTTCATGCATTGATTTCAATGTCTGAATGAGCTCTGGCATTGATAGGTTTTCTTCTAACTCTTCGTAATTCTTCCAATGTCCTAAAAGAAATACTTCTCCTTCTAAAGCGGCAAGATCTAGTTCTGACCAGCCAGAACCGCTGCCGCTATTAGGTTTGGGTCGTCCATCTTAATCCCTCCACATACTTCAAGGATGCGATTGATTGTTGGTACGTCCAATGCTTCTTCTAATGCGTCTCTATCTGATACCAAATCTGGTAACTGTGTTTCTAGCGCAACTGCACATGCATCAATTAAAATGCTCAATGTTGCATTTTCATCTGTTGATTCTTGAGTCTTTTGTACGGCAGCCATAAATTTACGTAACTGCTTGATTGATAATGGCTTTAGTTTTACCTTAGCACCATTTTGTAATTCAATTTCTTCTACGTCGTATACTGTAGTAGCCAATTTATCCTCCTTTAGGATTCTTAATTATTATAACATAAGGATGGTGTGGATACAAATGAAAAGCCCCCATTTCTGGGGGCCTTATTTAATAATTAAAATTAATTATTATGCTGGTGTCCAAGCACGGTCAATAATCTTACCGTATTCTGAACCTGCGTGAGCTGAGTCACCAGATGGTAGAAGACGGAATGTTACTGGGAATGTGGTTGGAGCAGTACGAGCAAGCGAGAACTGTGACTGTTGTACTGAAAGAACACGACGTGCATAATATACACGCTCTGTATTTGGAGAAGCTACTGTAGGAGCCTTTCCAATAGCGACAAGCTGGCGCTCTGTTGGAGCTGCACCAAGTGCACCTGCCTCAAGACCTAGTTCGTCGTTATCTCCTTCTGTCAAAGTTGACTTGCCTTGTCCGAATACAATAAGAATATTTTCTAATGTACCTTCGGACATTTCGGTTGCGATCATAACCTCCATCGCAGACTTGAAAAGCTTAGCTGTATCAAGTAGCTGGTCGACGGTTACTGAATCGTATGTTGGATTATAAGTGATCTGAAGACCATTATTTGTATAACCAACGTTACGGTATGCGCCTCCATCCTTTGGTGTTGTTCCCTGTGTTGTGGCAGTTGTTACTGCAACTGCGTTAAGGGTATCAGTGTATGACTCTGAAGTTGAAAATGCTGGAACGAAGCGATTTTTGTTCGCTACGAATGTATTTGCAACGCCAGCTTCCATGCTCTCATCGTAACCTTCGACTGTAGAATCTTCTACTGAAAGGAACAATGGAGAAGCACCGACAAGAATGTTTTTAGCATTACCTACGTTTTGTGCTGCCATGAAGTCTAACCTCCTATTTCATGAAATGTTTATATATATATAAATGGCTGGCTAGGCCCTTCCCTCTATGTCCAATTATAGATGTCCTAGTCGCCTAAAGCAAACTAGGCAAATCTGCCAGATCTATCAGTTATTCTGGAATATTTTATCTCCAAAATAACATCTGCTGCCAAGAACCCTTGTAGCTCTTCTGATGGGGCTGTCGGCGACATGTCCGATATAAATATACTGTGAAATTTAAATTTATCTGATAAGCTGTCCCAACGGTTTACGTCTCTAGCAGAATCATCCATTCTGCGAAACTCATCTGTAAGAAAGTTTCTTATCTCTACAATGTCTAAGATGTCTGTTGAGTATATTGTAAATAATATTTGCTCACAGCATATAAGCCAATTGTTTTCATATGACATTCCTATTTTGTCATAGACTATATGCTTTTTGCCACTTAAAAATTGATTCATTTCTGGTGCCTGCTGAATTGGCAAAATTGGAACTATAGTTTCATTTAAATTGTCACTATAGTAATCATCTGGATCAAATATATTAGCATCTCTTAACTTTTCCCAAAGATACTTTCTGATCTCAAACATAGCGTCTAATCTATAATTTACCATTCTATACCCCCGCAAATGCTGTGCTTACCGCCGCCTCAGCTTGGCTTGCAACTGAATTAGGCGAGAACTTATATTGTACCGTTTTTATATTAACAGGTATCTTCATTGCTTTTGTTAAAGACGAATTAAATAATCTCTGAAATCCAGAAGCTTTAATTGAGTTGCTAACTAGATTGCTGGTAAAAAAATATTTATATGCTGATAAAAAAGAATTTTTTGTTGCTGCTCCACCAGGCTTTTGTACAGTTACAGATTTTCCTTTGGGCATAAAAACAGTATATCCGTTTACATCAAAAACGAGTCTCTCTGCTGATCTAGGGGATATTACAACTGGCTTGCCCTGTTCCATAATTTCTGCTTTGCTAACAAAGACATGTCTATGCTTGCCCTTTTTAGTTGGAACCATGGACTTTGAAGGCAGAAGGTTATAATTGATTTGAAAAGACATTACGCCTTCAGAAATTTTGTTTAACTTAAAAAGCCTAGCTTCCTTGTCACCAACTCTTTGCCATTCATATACATGGTGCATTGACCTTGGAGAAGTTCTTGCTTTCGCATCTATGTACTGGCCAAAATCCTGTTCGATTTGCTTAAATATAGTTTTTGCAAATGCTCTATTAAATGATGTGCTGTTTGTTAATTTTGCTACAACATTTGCTTGATAAAATATTGCTGCGGAAACCTGGGCCACAGTACTATCTTTAATTGCTCCGTCAACTCGTTGTCCCGCCATTAACTTTGTTAATCCGCTGGCTGCTTGTAATAGTAATTTATCAGATGCCAATTTGCTGGTTCTCCGATCTTCTTACAGATGAGTTATATCCTAAAACCGATCCAAATGGATCTGTTATTGGTGTGGTTCCTACGACTTCAAAAACAGTTGGGCTGTTGGTTGGAAAGTTTATCTCAGTCCAAACACATTCTCCTCTTGAATCCCTTATATTTGTTATCTTTTCTCTTATTGTAAGTCTGTCTTTAGTTCTTATCTGAAGTATTTGATCATTATAGTATCTATTGTCGAATACCTGCTTATCGCTAGTTCTTGTTGTAGCTGAGTTGCTTATTACTCCTTTAGCATGACAGTCTAAAGTTTTATCATAAATCCATTCTTTTTTTATAGAACCAGTGTTTGCGTCCTGAATATCAATCTGCTTATATACATCCAGCTTCATTGATAAAACTGCATTAATAACTGATGACATTATATCAATGAGGCTTTGTTTACAATGAAGTCAGACAATAGTCGGTCAGCGTAAGCATTACCCGTTCCCATAAAAACTTCTGGACTGTATTCAAACTGCCAGTCAAAAGTTTGTATTGTTGAAATATATTGATTCTTCCAAGTGTTATCCTTTGCGAAGAAATCTTTCATTAATTCTATAGCTGCAAGCTCTACCTTGTCTGGAACCTTCTTCCATCCGAACTTGCCTTGAACTTCATACATCGCACCGTTTTTAAATACACCTTGACCATCATGTATTGTTGGTGGAACCATTCCATTTGCAATATAGACAGTATTATCTAACATTTCTGCTCTATTAACTCTTATACCAAAGCCAGTTTCTGAAACCTGTACGTTGTATCCCCAATTATTTACTGCTGGGTAGGCAGTGTTATCTATTAAAACAATATCATTTAAGTATAGCTTATGAATTGTGTGAAGACGATCTGGTAATGGCAAGGTGTCAGAACCAGTTCCCATGACTCTATGTATATCGCTATACAGATAAAATTGTTGTCCAGTATAATCTTCTATTCTCTGTCTAGCATATCGTTCTGCCGCTGCTAGCTCTGAAAAAGATTTATAATTTGGATCTGAAGGATCTGTGCTTACACCAAGCATGTAGGCAGACTGGTATAAATCTGCATATGGCGTCACTACGAAAACATCATGACGGTAGGTAAACTCTTCAGAATCTACCTCATAATTCCAAACAAGTCTTAGGGTACCTGTGTTGCTTGTATATGGCAAAGGTATGTGTGCTGCATACAGACCAACATTTGTTTCATCTTTTTCAGCAGTAATAGTATCTAATAAAATTGTTAAGCCAGGATTTTCTTCTTCTGGAGTTTCAGTGATATCGTATATCTCTACTGTTGGTAGATTGTCTGCATCAACAACATTTCCTCTCCAGAATACCTGATGATAAACTGGGGAATTGCTATTTTTTAATATCTCTGCCATTTAATAGGCTTAGTTGTAGAACTCTCTTACTTCTGCTGGAGTTGCTAATCTAAAGCCCTCCTCCTTGTCAAAAATTCTTTGAGCGTCTTCCTTGCCCATAGCGACAAATGGATGCTCTTTAGTAAATGTCTTACCCATTATATCGTATCTAAAATTATTTCTTGTCATTCTAACAAGCACTTCGTCTGCAGAAATATCTTTATTTGGGTCAAACTTTGGAAGCACAGTAGGAGCTTCTTCTTTTGCCTCTTCAATATTCTTTAATGTGCTTTGGTATACTGACCATGTTACGCCTTCTTCTGCAAGAGCGGCTACTATATCGGCCTTGTTTTTTAGACCATCTGTATCAACTGCAAAGTCCTCTGCAATTTTCTTTAATTCTTTTACCTTTAATGTCTCGAATGACATATATTCTCCTTAATCTAGGTAACAATAATTATAGCATTACTGGGTTAAAAGGAAAAGCCCCCAAATTTAATTTAGGGGCCTTTCAGCAGTTTAATTCCTATAAATTAGGAAGCAACCTTAACGTTCTTAACGACAACCCATGCATCTGCTTGCTCAATTTGGGTTCCGACACGGGTATACATTGTATACTCAATCGAATCCTTCTTTGGCCAGAAGAAGCGATAAACTGTAACGTCACGCTTGATACCAATAACTACGTTATTAGGGAATGTCAAGTGTACGTCACCATGGTTACCTGATGGAGTGTCATAATCTCCAGCTTGTGTCTCAGGAAGTAGTGGCACTTCAACAATCGGAATACCGAATGCGAATGGTGCTACGAATCCAGCTGGGCCACCAAGACCTGGCTGATCTCCACGGATAATGCTTGAAGCGATATCCTGTGGGTTTACGTTCTGGATATTTTGTGATGTTGAATACAAATAATCCTGAATCAAGTTTGATCCTGATAGGAAGCGGAGATCTGGTCTACGCTGCTTGTACTTACGTGGCAAAGCCTTAAGGGCATTGTTGAATACTTCACGGGATACGTTAGCACCCTCAGCATCAACTACATGTCCGTTTGTCTTTGCAATCTTAACTACGCCGTCAAACGCCTTGTATAGCTGGTCAGAGCTTAGTGCAGTATTTCCATTGAGGATTACATCTTCAATGTCGTTACCTGCCTGAGTTGCCATCATACGTGCGATATGATCTTCTAGATCAGCACCTTCAATGTTGTCTTCAAGAGATTCTGTTGAAAGCTCCCAATCTAGGCGAAGCTTCTTTGTTGTAAGAGAAATCTTGGAGAAGGTGACTGCAGCATTACCACTGTTTGTGTTATCTGCTTCAGAAGCAACCTTCATAAGTTTCTCACCTACGCCGATACGATCAATTTCAGTAGTGTCTGCTCTCATTCGAACAGTACGAGCTACCTTACCGATTACTGTCGCATCGAACATATAATCGAGGAATCGAGCAGATTGCTCTGGGTTCAACAAACCACCCTTGCCTTCGGAACCAACGTGGATACCTGAATCGGCACCAGCGGAACCAGTCATTGCTGTGGTTAATGTTGTATCAGCGGAAACTGCTTTTTGTAATAGTTCATTGCTCATTGTTTTTTGTTTCACCTACCTTCATTATTTAAGTAATTCATTAACGGAACCGAGGAAAGAACCGTTCCATTTTGATTTTTTTATTGTAATCTCCTGAGACCCGCCAAGGTCTGAGGACTTCTTGAATGCAGTCTCTGATTCGACTGCGTCTACTCTCTTTTCAACAGTTGCAATTGTATTCTTAATTGCATCTACTGCAGATGAGAGTGCTGTGTGTTGTTCTGCTAATTCTGAAATTCTAGCATCTACGCCTTTGCTGAAAGTTTCAACTGTCTCTTTGATAGCTGTAACTTGAGCTGCGTTTGCCTCAGAGGCTTTTTCCAAAGTCTCTGAGAAGAAACCCTTTAGGTCACCAAGCATCTTTGCAAAATCAGGTTCTTCAACCTCAACTTCTGATACGTCGGCTGCTTTTTCCAGAACTTCGGCAGAAGTTTCTTCTGATGTTGCTTCAGTGTTTTCAACTTCATCAGACTTTTTAACTTCATCAGATGATGGAGCAGCTGGAGTTGCTTCTACAACTGGAGCTGCAGGCGCTTCTGCTTTTACAACAGGAGCTGCTGCCTTTGGCTCATCTTTCTTTGGAGCCTCAGGAGCACGTAACTTTTCAACAGTGTCTTCTACGACTTCTGTATTTTCTACGTTTTCCACTTCATTACCTCCTTCTGCGTTTGCCTGTTTTGCAATTTGTGTATCAGGCAACGTTTTTAATCTTGATTTATGAGAATCAAGAATCTTATCTATTTCCTTTGATTTGTTAATATCGTTTGACTCTACCCATCCAATGAGTTCTGTCTTCTTTCCAGTAACTGGAGAAATATATTCTGCCTCTGTTGACATAAACACAGAATCACTTTCTGCACAATAAAAAATATTTTCCATTTTTACATCTGCAGCAATTCCTTTAAATATCATTTGGCCATTTACCTTTTCAATAGACAAAATATTGCAAAGCTCATTTGCTGGAGAGTCTACTATTGATAATTCAACTAAAGAATAATCTTTAATAAATCTAACGCTTTGTCCTGTAGACTTGTTAACCTCTGTGTCTGAATCTATAATCTTTCCGCCAATTGAAAATCCTGTTAATGTTCCGTCAAGAACTTTTTCCCAGGTATCCTGTGCGCCTTTTGAAATGTATGCGTCAACATATACTCCGTTATAAAACTCTTTTGTTTTTGGATCGTAATATGTTTCTGGTCTAAATGATGCAACCTTACCGACAGCTAAAGGCTGATGCATTTCTCTTAGATTTCCACGAAAACCTTCGAAAGCTTTCATGCTCGCTTCCTGCGTAACAACATCACCAGTCTGATCTAGGTTGTCTAATGTAGCAAAACCTGAGACTGTTCTTTTTTCTCTGTTGACCTTCGTAAACGGAACTGATAAATTAATAACATTTCCGTTAGAAGACCAATGGGATTTTTCAATGGTCATATGTGTATATTATAGATTTCTATATATCAAAAGGCAAATAACAGTTGAGTAAGACTACTCGACTTGTCTGCCGTCGCCTTTTGCATTTCGGCCTTCCCCAGAGGTATCTGGAGAATTTGCAGATCTTTCTTGGTCCCTAGTTCTGGTTTGCATTGCCTGAGCCTTTGCTTCTGCTGCCTGGGCTTGAAGATCTACGACCTCATCGCCACCTTCTCTAGGAACTAATCCCATTCTAATTCTAACCTCATTTGGTGTAATTACCTGGAATCTTAAATATCTTTCATCAATTTTTGACTGAGTATCATCATCATTAAGGGCCAACTGATTAAATTTAATTGTTAAAGCGTCTGTCTTTTCTTCAATAATCTTATTTAATTTCTTTTCTAAATTAGCCTGGGCAGGGCCACAAACCTGCTCCCTGAATGTTTTATCTGCGTCTCTAGCGACTGCTAAATTAACTCCAGCAGGGGTTCCTATTTTATTTATAGGAACTCTATGAGAAATTAATATTTCGTCCCTATTTGAAATTCTGTAAGTATTAAATGACCCATCTTGAACTCCAGATTCAATTGGCTCCATTTTAAATTCAGTTTTTGAATCAGCAGAGTCTGGGGGCAAAGGAATATAAAGAGATCTATGATTTTTACCTCTTAAGCCTACCTGGAAAAACTCTAAAAGTTTTCTTTCTGATTCACCCGAAAGCTTTGCGCCCTTGACTGTAATAAGATATCTTGGCACCGCCTTGTTTTCAAAATAATCTAGGTTGTACTTTCCAGCAAATTCATTTCCAGCCATTGCGTTTTGAGATGCAATAATGTCTGGTATTCCATAATAATTATTTGTTGGAGTGTACTTCTTTAAATGAATAATTTCATTAGGGCGATCTGTTGCACTTGTAATTGGATTAGGAGTCTCTTGATCTCCAAAGTTCCTAAAAAACACTGCCTTTCCATATAGCAACTGCATATATCCATCACGCAATCTTCTTACACGCATTGTTTTAGCAGGTATATGTCCAATATATCCTATATCGCCTCTTGTTGTTCTTCCAATCTCGATGTATCCATTTCCTGTAGATTCTAAATCTGTATACACCTTAATAAGAGTTTCAGTAAATGTTTCTTCTTCGTTTACTGACTCAAGCCACTCATTTAAATCTTGTCTAATTCTATTTAGCTTTTTTCTAGCTCTTGCAAGCTGCTTTTCATCTTCTATGTTGTCTAACGCATCATTTGCTCTTTTTGATTCTACAAACTGATAACCAAGTCCAACGATGTTGGACACCTTTGCATTTATGGCAGCGTAGTTGTATGGAGAAATTTCATAAATTCTTGAAAGATATTCTAGGTTATATGGTGGCTCGATCAAGTCAAACATAGCATAGCCAGTTACTGCTTGCTGTAATAGATTTTGCTGAGTAGCAGTTCCATCCACACCTACAAATCTTTTTTGCAGGTCACGATTCATCTTTCTTCTGAATGTAGGTCCTAATCCAGATATCTTAGATATGTCTTCGCCCTCCACCTTAAATGGATCATTGCTGATGGTGTTCTTTGGGCTATTGTACTTAACCCAATCAGCCGCATTAGAAATTTCTATTTCGCTGATCGAGTTTTCTTCATCATCAATAAACTCCATTATTTCCCACCCTTTAACTTTTTCATTTCATCCTTATAGTTTCCTATATCCAACGGATCTGGAGTAAGTCCCCATTTTAATCTTTGTTTTTGATACTCAAACTCTTCGTCGTCAATTTTTCTACTGCCTTCTAAAAACTTAGGCTTTCCTTCTTCAATTCCATAATGTCTTACTGCTTTAGCCAGCATTTCAATCTTTTGTCTATTATCTTTACGTGATGCCACCGACAAGAAGTTTCCCTCATCGTCTCCGATCCAGCGTCCGTCTGGCATCTCCCAGACATAAACACCAATTGTGGTTTCGCCTTCTTTGACCTTATAGCTAGTTTTGATATCCATATACACATCATTTTACCACTAATGACAGCCTAAGTCCAGCCTTTTGTCACACAAAATGACGCTGAGCTAATTTGATATACGTACCCAGTCTGGAGAATATGTGTACACATCTAGTTCTGTCATGGTGATGTCCGAATCCTCTACTATTAAAGAGTTATTGCCCATATAAAGTTGATAGTTATTTATTGGATCAGCATCACTATTTGAATATATGGTTATATTTTTGTAGGTATTATTGTCTAAAAGCCCGCTCCAGGATCCAGACTGATACTTTACATTAAACCAGGTGTCTCCCGTAATCTCTGAATTGAATTTGATAAATATATGATTTGAATCATTTATATTGATATAAGAAGATATGTTTGTAGCCCCTGTGGCGTCCTGTCCATTTATGTATAGCTCAGATATCCCAGACTTGGAGATAGAGCCTCCAGAGGCCCAGGAAAGGCTGTATTCGGTGCCCTCAGTCATGTTGTATACCAAGTATCCCGCAGACAAAGATTTAGGTGTAAATATAAATTCTAAATCTAAAATTGAATTAATTGTAGTTAATTTAAACCCTGCTGATTTACAAACTATGCCATCATTTTTGGCTCTTGCAAGAACTGGGTGTTCTAAATTAGATAGGTCTATATCTCCAGATAATTGATTAGAAGATATATATCCAGTTCCATTGTGTGCAAATAATTTCTTCTCTTGATAAAAAAACAAACTTAAATAATGTAGTTCTGGAGTATACTCTGTTGAATCAGAAGAATCAAACTGCACCTTAACATATATTATTTTTTTATTATTTGGGTTTGGAATAGAAGATCCATTCTCACACTGAGTCCAGGTTATTTCATCAGTTGAAACAAAGACAGACACTCCCTCTCCGCCCAGCCATTCTATTTTTGAAGACACATAATTTTTTCTTATTGATAAAGAAACTGCTTCTACGAATTCTCCAGATAATTTCCCTGGCTTTAAATAGATAGTGTTTTTAATTTCATCATAAGCCAATTCCGCACTTGAAAAGTAATCCCATCCTTTTGATAACGGAAACATAAACTTATCTGCTTCTGGCTGATGTTTCTCTGTTGATTTAAATATAACTCCAGAGTTTAAAGAAGCAATCTGTGATGGTGTAACAGTTGACGATTTAAAGTAATGATTTTTAATTTGATTTATACTTAATGCATACCTGTATACTGCTGGTGCATCTATAACAAAACTTTCACCAGCAGAACATGGCCCAGAAGAAAGTAAAATTGAATTATTGGAAAATCTAAAATTATTTAGTTTTTTAGACCTAACAAGAACTCCGTCTATGTATAAAGATATTAATTGCTTTTTATATACTGCAACAATGTGCATAGTTTTATTTGTATTAGGCAGGGTATAAGAAATTTTTTCTGAGCCAACTGAAAAAACAATATTTCCCTGATCCCAATAAATCCCTAAGTCGTTAGATGTTCCTAAAATTTTTGTAAAAGAGTTTATTGACTTTGGGTATATCCATGCCTCTAAAGAAAAATCGTTGTCCGAAGTTTTTGTTGTCCCAAAAGCTTCTGATGAGTTATTCCCATAATAGTCTTTTGTTATTGGAAAATTGATATAAGATGTGCTAGTTATTGTTGTTCCAGAAACTCCTTGAGGAATCAATGGAAATATCTTTTCATCTACAAAATTGTTATACTCAGCGTGATTTCCGCATCCAGAATAATCATACGCCACATTGCCCACACTCTCATCAAGCTTCCAGAAACCTAGTGGGCTGTCCTTAAAAATTGAAGTATAGTAGGACATGATTTTATTATATCAGAAGCTTTACTTTTTGCTGAATATCTTTTTGAAAAAATGAATAAAGCTCAGGGCAGCTTTTTCTATTTTCACCTCAGTAGAAGTATGTTCTTCTTGATAGTGTTTGCTATGGAAATAAGGATTTTTCATTTGATTTGAAAAATGCCTTCTTGGATGCCTTTGATATGGTGACATAACTATATTATACCAATTTTATCCGTTTAACACGATATCCGATCCAGTTGTTTTTAAAAACCTTTCTGGATCAAATCTCCAATTATCTTTGGCAAAAGAGGTGGCTATTTTGGCACATGCCTTATCGTATACATCCTTTTCTAGAAAAGGTTTTAAATCATTTAAGGCTTCCGCAACATCATAGTAATTTTGTCTTAAAAAAGTTGGATCCCCCGCCTGATTTCTTTTAAACACCTTTTGATTTATTCTTCCAGATGGCTCATATAATGTTACTGTCAAGTACTGTCTAGCAAAACCCCAGTCCTTATACATATTGTATGCTTCAGATGCATCTATTGCATTGTCATAGAATATGATAGTTCTTACTGGGGACTCACCATCTCTAGATATTGTTAGCATATAAGATGTTGCCTTTTTAGAGGAAACATCATTAAGATAGCTAGAAACAACATCGACATGTTCTTGCTTTAACTGTCCAGCAGCTGTCATGGCGACTCAAATCTAGAGTACCACTTGTAGTCTTGGTAAGGAATAACTGTAGAGTCAACCCACCAATCTTCATGGCCAATTTTACAAACTAATGAATAGCCGAGGCTATCTAAAATTTCTCTCTGTGCATCTCTCAAAGAAGCATTTTTATAATGAATTATAAACTCATGCTCGAAAGAAATGACAGTGAATCTATAATGATTTAGTGGCAAAGCAATTAAACCTAAAAGCGGTTGTCCTATCGGATGCTGAGGTCTCCCGCCTCTGTCCATTGGACTCTCTATATCAATTTGAAGATAATCTATTTGTTTTGGAAAATTATTTTCTTCAAAATACTTTAGGTAATTAAATTTAGTTGCGTCTTCTACTAGGCATGGATTGGATCTAACCGAGTTATAGTTTTTAGCATGCTGTTCGTTTAAGTCGAACCCTAGTCCTTTCCATCCGTAATCTTTTTCCATTCTATAAGTAGTATTTCCCTTAATGGGGTCTGCTGAACCCATTTCAACATAGTATCCATCCCTCTTATAATTCAGGATGTCTAGTGCAAATGAGTCCGAAGAACTTATAAAGTTTCTTTTATCTATAAATTGTTCCATCTGATTCCTCTATTCCATCAAACAGTTCCTTGCTTAGAACTGCAGGTTTATCTTTAGATCCTTTAACAAACATTGTAGATATATATCTATAATTATTACTTTTAACTGGCAGCGTTCCATGTAATATGTTTCCACCATGAATCAACATGGACCTTGCTTTTGGCTTATGTATTAGATTTAGTTCTGGATACTCTATCTCTCCGCCCTCGTAATCATCATTATAATATATAACAAGACCGTATCTTATATGATAATCTTCATCGTATTTCCAATAATCCCTGTGTGTGCCTAAAAAATCATCTTTAGTGTATCTGGCAATATTTATTCCAGTAATCTCTAAAAACGAATCAAAAATCTTTTTACATTTAACATTTATGCCATCGTAAAGATTATCATTTAGTTCATGAACCATTGGATCTATTATTTTGCCATCCCAAAAATTAAACTCGTATGCATTCTTATCCATTGCATACCAGTAACTTTCATCTAGTAACTTTATCTGGTCTAGAATAAGAGACTGTTCTTTTTCTGTTATAAAATTTTCAACCTCATAAATGTCTGGTAAAAGTTTATTTATATTCATGATTATCCTGTTACATCATCATGAGTTTTACTAACAATTTCATTCCAAATGTCTTTGTGTCTTTGATCTAAAAATTCTTCAAACTCTTCTACGCCCATAGAGTTTTTATCATTGTAGTATTCTTCTGTTCCGTCCTGCCAATATTTCCAATAACTTCTAATTATGTACTTAGTTCCGTTTTCAACAATTTTTACTCCATGATAGACGGGGTGCTTGGATGGGAAAATTATTGCATCTCCCTTTGATGGTTTGTACGATATTCTGTGTAAAACTTTTGAATAGTCTTCTTCGAATACCTTAAAACATATTTCTCCACCATCATAATTATCATTTAGGTAAAACACAGAAGTTGTTTCAAATTTCATGCCTGGCTCGTAATCTCTTTCTAGCTGATAATCAGTATGATAATTCATGGCCTGGGTTCCAGAAACACCAGACATTTCATTATAGTAACACAAATCTGGGCTACCAAACTCCCAATTATCTAAAACTATTCCTTGAGACTCAGTATATTTTTTTGTTATGTAATAAAAAGAATCGGTAAATTCTTGAAGTGATTTGTTTTTAGAAGACTCAAGCGTTATTTTTTCAGACCATTCTAAATCAGATGGAAATTTTTCAAAACTAGATCCTCCTATAGGAAGATAAATTTTTTCTCCGAAAGAATACCATTGCATCCATTGATTAGAAAATTCTTCACCCCTTAGATAATTTATTAAATCATCACTTTGAGTTAGTATGTTTTTAAAAACCCAAATTTTAGGGTGAAGAACTTCCACTTCAATGTTATCAAAAGACAACTACATCATTCCATTCATTTGCTCGTGATAAGCTTTGATGTACTCCTCTGAAGGACCTCCTGGTCCACCAACAACATAGCCATCTACAAATATGAAACCTGGAGTAATATATTTTTCTCCCTCTTTCATAATATGAACTTGATGCTTGTATGGGTCAGTAGATGGGAATATTAGTGCGCTACCAGCTTTTGGCTTTGCAGTAAATGTAACCATGTCTTTAGTTCTTGGATCTAGAGCGTCGTCTGGTGGTCTCAAATGACCATTAACCTCTAGTCTTAAGTCTTCTGGTCTGATTACAAATGATATTTCTCCACCTTCATAATCGTCGTTCCAATAAATGATAATTGACCACTCTAAACTGTTATCTCCAGCCTGTCTGTCAAAATGTGCTCCCATGGCACAACCTGGAATATATTTAGAAATACCTACGAAAGGAGAAACGTTTGGCTCTCCCTTCAGACCTCTGTCTACAATAAAAGCTTCTGCAATATTTCTAATTGCATTTCTAATCGTAGAAATAATTAAGTCTACATCCTTTCTAACTTCTGGATCTAAACCTTCTACTTCAGCTAGATTGAAATCTTTTTTCTTACCAAAGATATTTCCATCTCTGCTGCTTGAGTTCCAGTTGTTCCACTTAGGAATAACCTTGTGAACTCTTTCGTCAGAATCCAGCTTATTGATTAAATCAATAATTTCTTGAGGATTCTCAATTACATCCGAATACATGTAAACATTTTCATGTAATCTTTCTTCTAGTTGCATTATTCGTTTTCCTCCATTTTATATTTATTTCCGTCTGGATCTAACTTATATCCTTCTTTTAGTGCATCTTGCCAACCAGCCTTTATCACTTCTTGCTCTTCTCTAATTCTTTTCATTTCAGCGTCCCAGGCATCAATTGTTTCTTGAGGGTAAGCACTCTGGTCTCTGTCGTCCCAAAATGATCCAAGCGTGTACCTAATGCCAGAAGTAATCATTGTAACCTCATGAGTATTATCAAACCCGCCTGCAAAAGCAGCTAGAGAACCTGTCTTAGGATAAATCAATTCATCTTGCTTATTGAACTTTAGTAGTCCGCCTTCAAACTCGTCATTAAGGTATAGGAAGGCAGCGTACCTGCTTCTTTCAAATGGTCCAGTGTTGCCTTCTAAATCTGTATTGTCTGAATGTTCTTTTGCAAAGGCTCCTGGCTCCCACTTCTGAGCATGAAAACCAATCTTGTGAATATCGGAAAATTGTTTTCCATGAACCTCTGCAACTGCTTCAACTATTCTATTCTGAAGCACAGAGAAAAAATCAGAAGGCAATCCGAATTGCTCTAGTTCTTCGTCACCGTCTTGCGGAAGAACGGAAGAATAAGATTCATAAAATGTAATTGGTGTCCAAGACAACTTTTCATTTTTAACCTGAGCTTCCATAACATCAATAATTGCTTGGGACTCCTCTTTAGTCAAAAAGTTTTCATACAACAAAATATCTTGAGTTAATCTTGTATAATTAGACATTTTTACCCCTCGTAAACACTTTCATAAAGATTCTTTCCACGCATTTCTGGATCTAATAGCGTCCTATAATACTCTTTACCTGCCTCAGGCTTATTTTCTCCAGTGTGTTCTAATATGGTCCAAAAGAAAGGAACTGTATATCTTATATTTCCTTTTATCTCGGTGACGCCATGTATATAATTCATGTCTCCTGGGAAAAAGTATGCTGCTCCTCTTTTAGGCTTAATTCTAACTCCTTGTAGAGGCCAGTAGATTTCTCCACCTTCGTAGTCATCGTTTAAATAAAATAAACTTGCTATGTCGTAATATGGAAAATCATTTGGCAGTCCTGCATCTGGACCATCATGTAGTTCTTTATCAGCATGAGGTTTTTGTAATTGTCCTGGTAACCATCTTACAATTGTTTGTCCAGTTGGCTGTACTCTAACATTAAAAAAGTCTTCTATAATTGGCTGAAGTCTTTTAAATAGACCTTCAATAACTGGACCAATTTTTGGATCATTCTTATCTAATGATGGTCTAGTTGCCACTCTATCTTTCCAATAGTTAGCATCATATATTGTGGTTCCATTTTCATTGACATGGCTTTCTGTATAATCCCAAATTGTTATACCTTTTGCAGATTTTTCCAAAAAGTCTATCTCTTCTTCTGTCATAAAGTTTTCTAGTTCAACAATATTATCTTTGCTGGTCCCAAAAAATCCTGATGGGGTGATAGATTTTGTCACCTGATCTAAATGATTTACATTCATCTTTTCCATATTAATATTATATCACTCCTCTATCTTTGTAGAAAAATCGTTAATTTTTAACCTTATAGCCTTTAATTCATGGTCACCAATTTTTGTTCCATCATACTCTACACCATCTCTATAAAAATTAGTAAACTTGCCCTGCATAGTTATTTCTTGCCAGACCTTGTTTCTTTCTTCTTTTTGTTTCCAAGAAAGCTCTGGCCACACCTTATCCTGAATTTCTAACTCTACCTCATTGTATTTAGCCAATGATATTGGAATAAAAGTAGCTATTGGAGTACCAGCTGGTATAGTTATTACTGTGTTTGGTCTAGTTATTTTCCATGCAACTGGAATTGCTTCTGGAAAAAAAGATGTGGATATAAGAGTTGTAAATGGCGCAGCACCATCTATAAAGTAATTAGGAGGAACTATTTGTAGCATTGTCGTGTCTTTATCTGTCTCAAAAAAGATACCAGTATAAAAACTTATTGTGCCATTAGAGCGTTGTGTACTACAGGCTCCAGCTGGATCCTTTAAAACCTTTACGTGTTCCGAACTTGAGTCAGATATTCCATCCCAAATAAACTCGACATCGTCTAGTAATGATATCGACCATCCAATTGTATTAGCTAAACTAACTGGAAAGCATTT